ATTAAACTGTGATGAAGCTATTATTGCTTTAGACGATAAAGTTAATTTTAGAAGCCAAGTTTATCCAGATTATAAATCTAATAGAAGAGGAACTAGAAAACCAATTATTGTTAAACCTTTAAAAGAACATCTTGCAAAAAATTATAATTGTATAATTTATCCAGGATTAGAAGGTGACGATGTATTAGGTATTTTAGCAACCTCACCTGAATACCAGGACAACGCAGTAATTCTGTCTTCAGATAAAGATATGAGAACTATACCAGGATTACATCATTTCATTCACGATGGCTCAACTGAATTAGTTGATGAGCAAACAGCAAATTATAATTTTATGTATCAAACTTTAAAAGGTGATTTGACAGACAACTATCCAGGTTGTCCAAAAGTTGGAGACGTAAAAGCACAAAGAGTTTTAGCACTATGTCCTAAAGATTTATTAAGTATGTGGAAGGCTGTAGTTGCTGAATACAAAAGAGCAGACCTTGATGAAGCGTATGCATTAACCCAAGCTAGACTAGCTAGAATTTTAAGAAATTCTGATTGGGATAGCAAAAATAAGAAACCAATTTTATGGAAGATATAATTAAAAATATTGCTTTGATAGCCACAGGTGGATTGCTTGGTTGGTACATCAACATCTATTTAGAAATTAAAAGAGAAAGAGAACAGAAGCGTTGGCAACAATGGTACGACAATTACAGAAAAAAGTAATGACCGATAAATCATTGTTTGAAACTTTAAAGTATCAAGAAGGTGGAAACCATTATTCTAAAATGAAGGTTCAACCAGCTTACTTTATAAACGAAAATAATCTCCCATTCGCTGAAGGTAATGCCATTAAATACATTTGTAGACACAAATACAAAGGTGGCGAAGAGGATATTAAAAAAGCAATTCATTATTTGAAGATGATTTTGGAAAGAGATTATTCTTAATTAACAACAGGACAGTTTAGATATATGCAACAAAAACAAGAGAAACTTCCAATAATTTCAAAAGATTTACTGGAAGCTTTAGACGAATTATTTCCTGAAAAAACTCCAGATATAAATATGGAACCAAAGGAAATGTATTTTAGAATTGGCCAAAGAAGCGTAGTTCGCTTTTTACACCAAGCGCATAAAAATCAATCAGAAAACATTTTGGAGAAAAAATAGTATGTGTGCACCAAGCAGACCAAGTCCGCCCCCTGCACCTCCAGCCCCTGAACCAGTTGCTCCGCCACCAATAGTACAAAATACTCAAGGTGCGCCAAGACCTGCTGGTTATTCTGAAGCCGATGGTAGAAACAGAAGTGATGCTACCCAAGCAGATAGAAGAAGAGTTGGAAGTTCAGTTTTAAGAATACCAATAATTGGAGGAGTATAATTAAATGAGTAGCGAATATTTTAGTAGCGACACTAACACTGGTACTATCTCTAGCAAGTATAATAAAAAGATTGCTGATAGAGAATTGTACTTGGAGAGAGCACGAGAGTGTAGCGAAGTAACTATTCCAACTTTAATTCCTGATGATGCTCATACTTCAACTTCAAAATTTTCAACACCTTATCAAGGTATAGGAGCTAGAGGTGTAAACAATCTAGCATCAAAATTATTACTTTCTTTACTTCCACCAAACTCACCATTTTTTAGATTAAGCATAGATAACTTTGCACTTAAAGATATTGAACAAGATGCAAATTTAAAAACACAAATTGAGCAAGGTTTATCCGAAGTAGAAAAAGCAATAATGAATAATATAGAAATTTCTAATGATAGAGTTTCTATATTTGAAGCTTTAAAACATTTAATAGTTGGTGGTAACGTATTATTATTTGTTGGTGAAGAAGGATTAAGAGTATTTCCATTAAGTCACTATGTAATTGATAGAGACCCAGTTGGTAATGTTTTAGAAATTATTACTAAAGAAAGTGTAGCTATTAAAGTTTTACCTGAAGATGTTCAGGAACAAATTCATAATCAAATTAATCCTGAAGAGGATGATACAAGAATAGTTGATTTATATACTTGCGTTAAAAGAATTAAAAATAAGTTTCAAGTCTCTCAAGAGGTAAAAGGAATTATTATTCCACAAAGTTTAGGAACCTACGATTTAGAAAAGACTCCATACATTCCATTAAGAATGATTAGAGTAGATAATGAAGATTATGGTAGGTCTTACGTTGAAGAGTACCTAGGAGACTTGATTAGCCTTGAAGGTTTAACTAAAGCAATTGTTGAAGGCGCTAGTGCTTCAGCAAAATGTTTATTTATGGTTTCACCAAATGGAACCACTAGAGCAAAAGCTTTAGCTGAAAGTGAAAATGGTGCAATCATTGAAGGTTCAGCAAACGATGTATCAGTATTACAAGTTGGTAAGTTTCCAGACTTTAGAGTAGCTCAAGAAACAGTAGCTAAAATAGAACAAAGATTATCATACGCATTCTTATTAAATGCTTCAGTAGTTAGAGATAGTGAAAGAACTACAGCAGAGGAAGTAAGAATGGTAGCTCAAGAATTACAAGACAGTTTAGGTGGTATCTATGGAATTTTATCTCAAGAATTTCAATTACCATTTGTTAAAAGAAAATTATCTTTATTACAAAAATCTAAAAAATTACCGCCATTACCTAAAGGTGTAGTGTTTCCAAAAGTTATAACTGGAATTGAGGCACTGGGTCGTTCAAATGATAGAAATAAATTAATTCAATTCTTACAAACATTAGCTGGAACTTTAGGAGCACAGGCTATTCAACAATATGTGAATGTTACTGAAGCTATATCAAGATTAGCAATAGCAGATGGAATTGAAACTAAAGGATTGATTAGAACTCAACAAGAAATTCAAGCAGAGGCACAAGCACAAGCAGAACAAGCACAAGCTGACCAACAGAACCAAGCCATATTACAGGCTGGTAGCAGAATAGCTGGAAACATACCTCCAGAAGCTATGGGTCAAGCTTTATTAAACAATCAACAATAAAGGAGTAAATAATGGTTGATACAGTAACAGTATCTCAAAGTGAAAATAATCCTTCACTTGAGCAAGAAGCACAACAACAAGAGGTAAATTCACAAAGTAAATCAGAAGCTCAACAAACAGAAATTGTTAGTGAGGAGACTTCTAGTGATAGACCTGAATGGCTTCCAGAAAAATTTAGTTCAGCAGAAGATTTAGCTAAAGCTTATTCTGAATTAGAAAAGAAATTTTCTATTAAAGGAACTGAAGAAAAATCTAAACCTGAAGATTTACAAATTAAACCAAAAGAAGAAGTTAAAGAACAATCTAATACTTTAGATAAATTCTATAATGAATATGCAAACCAAGGTTCATTATCAGATAACAGTTATAAAGAATTAGAAAAAATGGGTATCAATAGACAATTAGTTGATGCCTATATTGTTGGACAACAATCTTTACAAGACCAATACACAGCTTCAGTTATGTCTTCAGTTGGTGGCCAGGAGAATTATAATAATATGATACAATGGGCTTCACAAAATTTAAGTAAATCTGAAATAGAAGCTTTTAATAAAACTTTAGATACAGGAAGTTTAGACCAAGCTCAATTAGCGATAGCTGGTATTAATGCAAAATACCAATCTAACACTAGAGAACCAAATTTATTTTCAGGACAAAAAGCTGAAAGTAATCTGGGTTATGAGTCTGTAGCAGAAATGTTAACTGACATTAATAATCCTAAATATCAAAGTGACAGTGCTTTTAGAAGAAAAGTAGAAGCAAAAGTCAAACAATCAAACGTACTATAAAATAACACCTTGTTAGGTGGGAAGGAGAAAATATGTCTTTAGTAAAAAATATTCAAAGAAGACGTAAACTGGGAATATCCAGAAGCAAGAAAAACAGTACAGTTAGTCCTAAAGCTTACAAAGCTATGAAGAATAATTGGAAGAAAAAGTAATGCTTAATTTTATCTTACCTTTAATTAAGAACCCAATAACTCAATTGATAGCATCAAAAACAATAGGAGCTATTCAGCACAAGTTAGAGGTAGATAAAATCGTTAGAGCAAGAGAAATAGAAGCAAGTAAAGAAATTCAAATACAACAAATTATTAGTTCAGAAAAATCCTGGAAGGATGAATGGCTTACTGTTTATACAACATTATTAGTTACAGCTTGTTTCGTTCCACAGGTACAACCTTTTATTATTAAAGGTTTTGAAATTTTAAAATCAGCACCAAATGAAATACTTTGGGCAATCCTTATTGTCTATTCAGGAAGCTTTGGCTTGAATGTAATAGACAAGTTTAACAAGAGATAATGGATAATAAATTATTAATTCATAAACATTTAATCATCCGTGCTGAAAGCAATAAGCCTCCACAGGATGAAGCTGATATGCAGTTATGGATGTTAAGGTTCATTCAAAGTATTGGTATGAAACCTATGATTTCACCTATTGCAATTTATTGTAATATGAAAGGAAATCGTGGTCTAACTGCTATGTGTATTATTGAAACTTCACATATCGCAATCCACTGTTGGGATGAGGTTCAACCAGCATTAATGCAAATTGATATTTACTCTTGTGGTGAATTTGATGCTGAAGTTATTTGTAATAAATTAATTAAAGATTTTCATTTAACTACAGTTGAATACAAATTTTTAGATAGAGAAAATAATCTAACTGAAATAGGTGGTGGACTATTAACCCACTCTTCGTAAAGAGGGGTGACCTACACAAAGATAAAAATTGCCTTCGTAATTTTACTTGCGAGTAAAATTTAGAAGATAACTCTTTGAAGTATGTGCAGGGCTAAAACAATCAACCATATAAAAAAGGAGAAATAATATGGCAAACGCAGTAGCGTCAAGACTTGGCGCAGACAATGGCGGTGCAGATAAATCGGCTCTTTTCTTAAAAGTATGGAGCGGTGAAGTTTTAGCTACTTTTATGAGAGAAAACAAAATGCTTGGGATGACTCAAGTAAGAACAATCTCTTCAGGAAAGTCAGCACAGTTTCCAGTAATTGGAACAACTTCAGCTAGCTATCATACTCCAGGAAATGAGATAGTCGGCTCGTCAATCAATCACAGTGAAAAGACAATTAACATAGATGACCTTTTGGTTTCATCTGCGTTTATTGCTAACATTGATGAAGCAAAAAACCACTACGATGTAAGAAGTATTTATACTTCTGAAATGGGTAGAGCATTAGCTAATACAGTAGACAAAAACCTACTTCAATTAGCAGTGTTAGGTGCAAGAGCATCATCAACAATCACTGGTGGACAAGGTGGATTATCACACATCGATGCAGACGCAAACACAAACACTTCGTCTTTAATCGAGAGTATTTTCTACTGTGCACAAAAACTAGACGAGAAGGATGTACCTTCTATGGATAGATATTGTGTTGTGACACCTCAAACTTTTTATAACATTGTTCAAAATGATAAAATCTTGAACAGAGACTTTGGAGGAAACAATGGTGTTTACTCTGATGGTACAGTTATTAAAGTAGCAGGTATCAACATCATTAAATCAAACACAGCAGTTACAGCTTATGCTGATAACTCAACTGCGGTTTCTGGTGCTAATAATACATACAATGTAAACGCATCAACAACTGTAGCAACTGTGTTTCATAAATCAGCGATTGGAACAGTTAAATTAATGGATTTGTCTATGGAGTCTGAATACGACATCAGAAGACAAGGTACGTTAATGGTTGGCAAAATGGCTTTAGGGTCTGGCATAGTTAGACCAGAGTCAGCTTGCGAAATCAAAACTGCTTAATCTCAAGTCAACGAAGGCTAGGCGTTTAATTACGCCTGGCCACTCAATCAATTTATTATGGCATCAAATTCAAGAACTACAAAGCTAGAGGCTGTTAACACAATGTTAAGCACTATAGGAGAAGCTCCAGTTAACTCATTAACAGGAAGTCTACCTACAGACGCTACTATGGCTATAAATATTTTAGATGAAATTAATAGAGAAGTTCAATCAATGGGTTGGAAATTTAATAGTTCGTATAAATCAACTTTATCAAGAAATACAGATAACAAAATTCCAATAGCTAACAATGTACTTCACGTTGAATTTAATCACTTAAGAGAAAACAAAAGTTCTTATGACCCAGTATTAAGAGGAAGTTTTTTATTTAATTTAGCTACAGAAACTTTTATTTGGAATAAAGATTTTACAGATGTTCATATTATTTATTTATTACCTTTTGAAGAAATTATAGAACAAGCAAGAAGATTTATAACTGTTAGGTCATCTAGGATTTTTCACGACAGAACATTAGGAGCTAATGCTCTACATAGATTTACACAACAAGATGAATTAAGAGCTTTAGCAGTATTAAAACAAGCTGAAGCAACTACAGCAGACCATAATATCTTTGATAGTTTAGACCAATTTAAAACAATCAATAGAAATAGCGCAATTAAACTCACTTCATAATGCCATTAATAACACGAACTATACCGAATTTAGTAGGTGGTGTTAGTCAGCAACCTGAAATTTTAAGATTAGATAATCAAGC